CCTACACGACGCTCTTCCGAGCTTAGACTAAGAAAAATTAAGATTGAAGAAGGTCCAACAGCCACCCCGTACCAGCCAAATCTACTCGATGCACCGTATTATTTGAGTAAGGTGGCTTTGGGTGAAAATCTAATTAAACCAGAATCACAACAACCAGTTACTAATAGTAACTATCTTATTAACACCTATAACATTAAACCAATGGTAAAAGGTAAGAAGTATACCATCACACTTGAAGGAACTAAGCCAGCAACACAGGTTTTTAGACCATTTTTCACACGAGCAACAGGAGATGCATGGGAGGTTGGTGACTTACAACCAGTAGAAGGCTTAACTAATGTGTGGTCTAAAACATTTACAGCAGCAGATGACTCACACCCTACTACCCCACAAGTGCAGATTTATCAAGTACCAAGCACAAGTGTAGGACAATGTACAATTAAGTGGTTAAAACTAGAGGAAGGCAACACCCGAACACCAAATATTAGTCAGTTTAAATACTTCGGTGAAGGATTGAAAGACAGCAACAATCCAAATGATTACAGCTGGGATATCACACCAGAATATGCTGAAAAAGGCTTGAATAATGCTGTTAATGTGTATGATCCTCAGAGAGTTGAAGGTTTGAAAAACTTTGCCGATGGTATTCAAATAGCAGGAGATAAAGTGATCAGTGAAAATGATTGCACTGTTTATACATTAACTAAAAATAACAGTCAATCGTTTATCGATGGGTATGCAACATTTATTAAACACGGAAAAGAAGTTATTGTAAATGGTACAGTAAAGTTCAAAAAAGCTTATGCTTTTGGTGTACCACTTGATGATAAAGTCCCAGATGAATTTATTGCAAGAATTGTTCATGGCATGCTTATAGGTCAGTCAGGAACAAATAGTGTATCAAAAGCGATGTACGTGCAAAAAGACTTAGGAACAATTATGACGAATAGCGAATTTGCCGCAAATGAATGGTTTACATTCCACGGTAATTATTGGGTAGGAGTGAAATAAATGAAAAACATTTGGAAATATGGACGAACAGGTGGAGAGTACGCAGGAAAAGTATTGGACGACATGCTTGTATCCGTTCCTTACACGGATCAGCCACCGCTTGAAGGGATTCGTGCTGATGGCGAACCGCTAACGATTGCTGATCAGATGTTTGATCCTAAACTGAACCAATGGATTATTTTAGCGAACGCGTTAGATCACAACGATTTAAACAATCTCAAAGCGATGTACGAGGCTCTGGAACATGAAAACGACAACCTAAAACAGCTCAATGCCAAACTCATGCTAAACAATGTAGCAATTAAACAGGAAAATACTGCATTGAAAGAAAAAGCGGATAGTTTAGCACAAATCAATTCAAAAACGATGCTTGCTTCGTTCCAAAATAGCAAAGACATTTCAGAAATTAAAGAGCAACTAAATCCAGCTTCAAAGGGAGGTGAGTAGTATGTTTAGTTTTAGCGATGTGAAAATGATGTATGATTGGGGCTGTTTTACTGACGATCAAGTTCGACTATTCGTTCCACTATGCATTACAGACGAAGAAGCGGATGAGATTATTAATAGCGAAGAATAGAAGCGTGCTCAAACGAGTGCGCTTTTTGTATGGGTAAAAATAGAAAGTGAAGGGTGGAAACATGGTGATCATTGATAATTTAGTTTTGTTATCAGAGTTTAAAAATTTAGTAAGCAACGTTTATATTCAAATTTTTGTTTGGATTGTCATTGCGGATATCATTACAGGAGTTTGTAAGGGACTTGCTGGAAAAGAAACAAATAGTACTAAAGGACTAATGGGGGTAGTAAAACATTTGCTGGTCGTGGCGCTTGTACTGATTGCTTACCCCTATCTTAAAATCATGAACTTTGAAGGAGTCGCAACAGCTTTTGTGCTTTCGTACATTGCTGTTTATGGAATCTCGGTGATTGAGAATTTAGGTCAGCTAGGGATCCCGATTCCAGATTTTGTGAAAGATCGATTCAGCAAGCTAAAAGATTCAACTGAAAAACAAGGGAAAAACAAAAAAGAAGGAGGACAATAAAAATGAGTAAAGAGTCAATGATTAAATGGATGCAGGATCGACTAGGTAAAGTGACGTATTCAATGACCCATCGAATGGGTCCCAATTCTTACGATTGCAGTTCTGCAGTTTTTTTCTCAATGATTGCTGGAGGCTTCTTACCTTCTGGATCAATGGGAAATACTGAAACGCTGTTCGGTATGGTTGGAACTAAACTGAAAAAAATAAGTCGATCAGAAGTAAAACGAGGAGATATCTTTATTTCAGGTACTCCTGGAGGGTCAAATGGATCAGCTGGTCATACAGGTATTTTTCTAAGTAACGGCTCATTTATCCATTGCTCTTATACGCATAACGGGATCGCGGTAGACACTAATGATGCATACATGAGTACAAAACTGCAACATAATTTCTACCGTATTATCGATGGAGGAACTACTAATACAGATAATAAACCACAGATGATCCAATTAGCCCTTGATGGTCAATTTGGAAATGCAACTGCTAGACGTCTGCAAGAATACTTTGATACTGCTGGTAAAGACGGTGTGATCAGTCATCAGTTCAAACAAACATTTAACCAAAATATTTACTCTGCTCAATTTGACAATACGTTGACTGGGTCGAATGTCATCAAAGCTTTACAAGGTTTCTTAGGTATTGCTCAAGACGGATTGTGTGGTCAAGGAACAATCAAAGCATTACAAAGACATTTAGGCACCACACAAGACGGTGTAATCAGTCCTGTATCTAATGCAGTGAAAGAATTACAGCGTCGATTAAATGCGAATAAACTATAAAAAATGACTCCCCTTTTGACTCCCCCTGGCAGTATATGGATGTCTCTAAAAGTTGTTTTTTTAGATAATAAAAAGCTGATAATAAGCGAAAAACACTTAAAATCAGCTTTAAACCCTATTCTCGAAATCCGGCGAACCGGCTAATACCGGCGCGCAGGTTCAAATCCTGTACCTTCCTTATATATCAACGATTAGACACGATTTCGATCGTGTCTTTTTTGTTGTATGTTTAGCCCAAAATATTTTTTGACTCCCCTTTTGACTCCCCCTGAGTACTGTTCTTCATAAATGCTACAAAATTATTGATGACTTTTTTGTTTTGAGTTTCAGTTACGTGAGTGTAAATATTTGAAGTAGTTTGAATGTCTGCATGCCCTAAACGTTCCTGAACATCTTTTAAAGAAGCTCCTGATTCAAAAAGGAGAGAGGCATGAGTATGTCGAAAACCATGAGTAGTGATTCTTTTAGTCAATTCTGGATGATGCTTATATATGACATTAAGCCACGAACGTGAAACTGTAGGGTTATAGAGAAGACCATCATGGTGAAAAATTAAGTTTTCGCTTTGGATTGTAACGATCGTTTTGTTTTTTGTATAATACTTTCTCAATAAACTGATCAAATCATTGTCCAGATAAATTTTTCTTTTTCCAGATTTTGATTTAGGAGTATTTACGATCAATCTCCCTTGATAACCTCTTGTTACAGTTTTATTAATATTGAGTGTTTTGCTCTTAAAATCAATATCCGACCAGGTCAGTGCAAAAGCTTCTCCTTTTCTTATACCTGTAAAAGCCAATAGGGAAAAGAATAAATATCTTTCATCATCATCGTTTCTTATTGCTTCTAAAAATTCGATTAATTCTTCTTTAGTATAAAATTCGATATTTTTATCTTCGATATCTAGAGCTTCTCCACGTGGAATAGAAACTAATTTCATAGGATTGCTAGTTATAATTTGTAAAGAAGCAGCGTAATCAAAAACATTAGATGTGTAATTTTTTATTTTCTTAAAAATTTTAGGATGGCTATCGGACCAAGTGTTTACTGCTTCTTGACAGAAAAAAACGTCTATTTTGTCAATGAACTTATCTCCAAACACTTTTAAGATGTGTGTGTCAAAAATTTGTTTGGTGGAGGACCAAGTGCTTTCTTTAACTGTCTTTTTATAATTTTCAAACCATAAGCCGTAAACATATTCGAATTTCTTGCTCTTTTGAGCTGTAGAAGCTTGCAGTCCTTTTTCCTGTATATCTGCCTCCAATCTTTTTAAAGCTCTCTCAGCGGCTAATGGCGTACTAAAACCTCGTCTCGTTGTTTTTCTTTTTTTTCCTGTTAGAGGATCAACTCCTAAGTACAGACTAAACTGATATTTTTCTTCGCCTTTTTTTGTTAAGTGCTTTTTAATTCGTTTATCAAATTCTTTTTTTGCCATCTATATCTTTCCTTTCGTACGTTTGTTCGGTTAGATCGGAAGAGCGTCGTGTAGGGAAAGAGTGTAGATCTCGGTGGTCG